AGCGAATGGCCTAAGAGTCAAGAGAATTTAGAGAGACATATTATTGCTCAATACGCTGAACAGTCTGCATTAACAGGCGATGCAGTTCTTGAGTGGTCGAAAAATGATCAAATAGCATCTAATATTGTATACTATCAAAGCCAATATGATCCTGATGTCACAACAAATCGTGCAACATTTGTCTCTCTTGGTAATAGTAAAACAATAGAAGCAAGAGCCGTTGTTGCTGGCGAGACATATGTTATTAAAAGTCTGGGTGATTTATCGACTGCCGCATGGAGACTCTTCACAAATGATAGTACATTTGAACCAGTGGTGGGTGCAGAAGTTACTGCTAATACATATTCAGCAATCGCCGCCACTCTTGCTACATTACAACCCATATTGACTGTGCCATCAATTGATAATCCTGCTCGTGAATTCTATCCAGTTCGAGCATATGACTATGAATTTAATATTAATGAAGAAAGACGAGAAATAAAATTAGTTAACAAGGGCTATCTAGCCACAATTAAAGATCAACTTGAGATCATATTAAACGATGGATAATGTTACTAACGCAGGCTTCTATACGCTTAAATCTTTTAAGATAAAGCCTATCATAGAAGAGAATATTAATTCGGATAGCGAGAATAACTCTCTGCCTGAACATATTGAAGTCACAAAAACCATTGTTAACTGGGGTATCACAGAGTCAATGAACTCCCCATTCGTCTCGGGCTTCGCAATTATTAATGAATCCGACAATCTATTAGAAGATGTTCCGTTGATTGGAGAAGAAGAAATTGAATTAACATACACAGATTTCTATGGCGAAAGCGCCACGCACAAATTTTTTCTATATTCCATCGAAGATATTCAGCCAGCGGCCTCAACAAACGATAGAATGATGAAATATACAGTACGATTCACATCAGTACAAAAGCTACAAGGCGACTCAAAAGGTATAAGAAAGTCCTATAGTAATACAAAAATAAGTGATATCGTACAAGATATCTATGATACCTTTATGTTAACAGGCAATAAAGACTATGATAAAGAGATAGAGATAGAAGAAACAGATGGAGAACAAACTCTTGTCATACCAAACCTTAAAGCCGATGCCGCAATGCAATTTTTAAGTAGAAGGGCATACAGTACAAGAAATAAAACAGCATTATATAGATTCTTTGAGACAAGAGAGAAGTATTATTTTTGTACGCCTGAGTACCTGGTCGAAAAATACGGCGATTTAGACGCCCTAAACGATGACGATAAAAACCCGCTTTATTTTATCTACAACACGTTAGAAGACAACACAGGACCCGGGCAGAGAATTGCCCAACAGTCTGTAAACGACTTCAATCTAGGCACGAAGGTCGATACATTCAAAGATATGAAGTCTGGGACCTATCGGCGTACCGTGACCGAACTTGATCCAACGACAAGGACTCGTATCGAACGCCAGTATGATTATTCTACTGAAGTCGGCGACAAAGAGTTCCCTTCGAAGATTAAGCTAACGCACAGCCAGACCTTTCTTGATCGATACATGGGGCAAGAGACGGCGCCTGAGGAGTATCTACTGACAGACTTTCCTCAGATCGGGCAGAGCCAAGGGCAACAGAATATGAAGAAGCCTTATCAGCATTTCTATGAGAACTATACGGCAAAGCCTATTGTGGACTATCACTTTGCTGTTAACTCTATGATACTGGAGATTAATGGGCGTATTAAGCTGTATCCAGGCAGGGTAATTAATCTTGAACTATATAAGATTAGTAATACAGTCAGCGGCAATAGAGAAGTAGACCATGAGAGAAGTGGTCGATATATTGTGACAGGCATATCATCTACCTTTAGTGACGATTTACATAAGCAATCAATACAGATTACAAAGGGCGGATATACCTAATGGAACTTGAATGGAATAACTTTCTTGGAATTTGTTTAGTGATATCAATCACTTACAGTATCTATGTGACGATGGGGAATAAGTAATGGCAGGTGGATTTAATAATATGTTGCACTTTGTGGGTGTTGTAGAAGATACTCATGATAGAACAAATGCAGGTCGAGTACGAGTCAGAGCGTTTGGTATACATCCGCCTCGTGTTTCTTCTGATGTCGAAGATAGTGTTCCAACTGCTCATTTGCCTTGGGCAACTGTATTAGATGGTTCTTATGGTGTGTCGCCAGTCATTCCATCGATTGGTGATTGGGTATTTGGTTTCTTTGTAGACGGGCGAGAAGCACAACAGCCTATGATTATGGGAAGATTGCCAGGTATGCATTTAAATTTGCCCGGTGGTACTGGAGAACCCGGTGAAGATGGCTATCTACCACCAGAGTCTATACACAACTATGGTAAGCCTGAACTACATCGCTATCAGGGCGGTGAAGACTTAGATAAAGGGCAGACACTCATACAGAGATCATCACAAGAATCCTTTATAGAACAAGCACTGAGTGAAGAGACGTTTGACGAGCCACCTATTGCTATGCCCGAAAATAATTTAAATAATAGAGTATTTGCCTCTAAGAATGGTGATAACTTTATTGTCATGGGCGATGGAGCAGAGAGTGAATCGAGTGATTACATTTTGATGTCCCACAGTTCGGGCTCCGTGTTTCAGATTGATCCGAACGGCACTATCTTTATTAAGTCCTTTGGTGATCAGTATAACACAACTGATGGGGTCTTGTCAAGTTATGTTACAGGTTCTTCACACACAAATGTACAAGAAGATTGGTCACTCAAGGTCGAAACTGGCTCTGGTAAGGTGTTTGTAAGTGGTGATTTAGACATTGAATGTGAGAACTTTAACGTCACTGCCCGCTCTAATATGAATCTTCATGCTGGGGTGAAGACAAATATGAGTGCAAATGGCATCTCTGTACTTGCCACAGGCGATGATATTAACGTAGGTGCTAAGGGTAATATGAAGTTTGCGACTGGAGATGACGACACTAAAGGTGGTTTTTATGTACAAGCACTCTCTGGAGACTTTCATATTGACACCTATAAGACCAATATGTTCAGCGAAACATACACTAAAATCAGTTGTAAAGGCACTCCGGCAGTGTCAGAACAGACAATACCTTATGCAGATGCCGATCATCATGGCATCGAAATTAACACTCCAGACATCATTCATCTTGATGCGGGGGTGAATTTATCGGGTAAAGCGGGTGGTAAACTAAGCCTAGAAGGCACAACTATAGCAAATTTAACAGCACAGAAAGTCGATATTGTTGCTTCTGGTGGTACTCTGAATATGAAATCAAGTGATATAGCGAACCTAGATTCGAATGCTACAGTACAACTTGGTAATGGTACACAAGAGGCTGCTACCAGTACAATTAGTTCTATTGACTCTACAAGAGGGGCGCAAAAAGACTTAAAAGATGCCCAGGTATCAACGACAGAAGTCGCAACTGTTATGTCACCAGGCACTTTACCTAAGAGTCAAGCAAAGAAAAAAGCTATTATTAAAAGATTGAAGTCATTTATTACGGGCATTATGCCAACTGGAGACGATTAGAATGAGTACTATATGTGATAATACTACGCCACTGGGTAGTAAAAACGCAGATGAAACGCTAAATGTAACGAGTTCTGCTCTTGCTGACGCTATTCTTGATCTATCTACACTCGTAAATACGACTAATCCACTAGATAGTGTGGATAGAAATGCCATTATTAATCTTACAAATGGTCTTAATAATGCGCTTGCAAACACCCCACTTGACGATTTTCCATCACTAGCAAATAAAGTTAGCGAGGATGGAAGAATCACCCCCACTGATATAGCACAGTTTACTCTTGATAATAACACGGATGTAACAGAATTACAGAAGGTACTAGATGATTATAACACAGGTTTGCCCACTTCGTCAAGTACTACGACAACAAATATAGGAAGTACGACAGGTACTGGCACGGGCGATGGTACTTCAGGCACTGGTAGTGGTAGTGGAGCAGGCGATGGTACTTCAGGTACTGGTAGTGGAGCAGGCGATGGTATTGGAGTTGGTGGTAGTGGTACTTCAGGTATACCTACTATAGACACTGGCTCTGGAAATACATCTATACTGGGTGGTGATACTTCGAACATTAGTACAAGTGGAGGCCCAGGTCCATTTGGAGAACAACAAACATTTAGTAGTGATGATGGACTATCAAGAACTGAGTTATTGTCTGTACTAGGTGGTAGTACGACTATATTGCCTGTATTGCTATATCGTACATTTAAGGCATTGGACTTTCAGTTTGCGATTAACATTGGTCAAGAACTAACTGCTTCTGCTTGTGGTGCATATAACGATGTACTTGCTGATCTCACTAAAGCCTTTGCTGTAGTAAAAGCAGGGCGTACACAGATTGACCAACTAACAAATCTATTAGAGAAAGACCCACTCAAGCTAATTGAGAGTATTAAGCAACGTAGTGTACTTGAATCATTAATGCAGATACTACAAAATGTAATAGAAGGTGCTGTGAATCAGGCAAAGAATCTAGCACTTGCCGCCGCTGGCTCTGTACTTCTTACTCTTAAAGGTATGGAGAGTGCCGCTTCTGCTATTATGAAGAAGTTGAATAAGACAATGCAACAGATAAATGACTATCTTGAAGACGCAAGTGTAAAGTCTATTCTAGCAGATATGGAAGCACTTATAACAAATCTAGCCGGTCAGTTTGAGAGACTTACGCCCGAGAACATTGCTAATGTAATGTTTCGTCTATGTCAAATTGCTCAAGACTTACAAGCTAAGTTAATGGCGCCTGCATTGAAACTTAACAAGATGGCAAATAGTATTGGCTCAAACGCAAAAGCACTTAAATCACAGAGTGCAGAGAATACAAAACAAGCCGTTAAGTATGGTGCTATACGAGTGAGTGAAGAAACACGAAGAGATAAGTTAAAGAAAGTAGAAGATACCTATAAGAATGTAAGCCCCTCTAATAGAAATGCAGACTTTATAACAAGACCTAATGCATCAGAAGAAGAGAATAATGCTATCTTTGGTCTGAGTGAATCTGGTCTTGGATCAAACATCACATTTAGTGAGCCTGTTAAAACAAGTAAGGGATGGAAAGAGATAGACAGTAGTGTATGGGCTAGACTACTTCGTGTTGTTGCACAGACAGGCGAGTCATATGAAGTCAAGCAAGCATTTGTGCCTCGTGCTGATAAAGACACTGTAGGTGGTACTTCAATGAACTCACATAACTCTGGCTTTGCTATTGACATATTTGTTACCACTAAGAATAGAGATGACACTGTAGTTGCCGCTAGTAGAGCAGGCTTTACTGGTATTGGAATATATACTGGACATCTACATCTTGATCTAGGTCCTCGTAGAGGTTGGCAGAAAGGGTTTAGTGGTGAAGATTTAACGATAAACGCATTGCTATTAGATGAACACGCTATTGATAGCTTTAAAAAGAAACGCTTGTAATATAGCATAAATAATCTATAAAGGGAATAAAAATGGCATCAAAACTTACACCAAGAACAAGACCGGTTGAGTTCTTTTCAGACTTTGGATCAAATCTAGAACAGATCCCAGGTAGAAAAGACCTTGCCCGTAGAATAAATGAGAATGCTGTACGAGATAGTATACGCAATCTCATTATGACTGATCGTGGTGAAAGATTGTTTCAGCCTGATATAGGGTGTGATATACGAGGGTCTTTGTTTGAGAACATGACTGCAAATACTGCCCTTATATTAAAAGAGAATATTAAAACAACAATAAGAACATATGAGCCTCGCTGTGATGTAAAAGATGTTATAGTAGAAGCTAATTTAGATAGTAACGCTATATCAGTGCAGATTATTTTTAGCGTAATAAATAGTAACAGAGACTCATCACTTTCAATCGATCTTAGTAGGGTAAGATAATGACAGATATATCACCAGTACAGGCACCTGATTTCTTTGCAACAAAAGAAGAACTCAAGACATTTCTAAAGAATCAATCACAGTTTAAAGACTTTGATTATGAAGGTTCGAACATGAATGTACTGCTAGATGTACTATCATACAATACATTCTATAACACATACTATTACAATCTAGCAATATCTGAAATGTTTTTGGATAGTGCCACACAGCGTAATAGTGTTATCTCTCATGCAAAAGAACTTAACTATCTGCCTACTTCAAGACGTAGTGCTATGGTCAAGTGTAATGTCAGTGTAACATATCCTAATAATCCAAGCAACTACTTTGAGATACCAGAAGGCACAACACTTATTGGTAGATGTGGTAATAAGACATATAACTTCATTACAGAGAAAGCATATACTGCTGTAAAGAGTGCAACAAACTCAAGCCTATATACTGTCGCTGACTTAGAAGCATACGAAGGGCGTATCTTTACTGAAAGTATATCTTCTTCAAATGCTGTACTATCTAATGAAGCAGTTGATACTCGTAGTATTCGTGTTACTGTAAATGGTGAGTCATACACATATAGAAGCGATATCTATGGCGTTGAAGCTACAGATAAGGTATTCTATTTACAGCCTGAGAACGATAGCAAGTACTCGATACAGTTTGGTGAAAATCGCTTTGGTTTACAACCAACAATTACTGATAATATAAAAGTAACGTATAGACTGACTGCCGGCGCTCCCGCTAACGGCGTGACTTCATTGACTTTGGGCGCTTTTGGCGGCGCTTCTGGAATAGTGATTGAAGTAACATCTCAGTCTTCGGGCGGAAGAGCATCAGAAGACATTGACTCGATTCGGACTTTTGCTCCAAAGGCGGCTCAGATACAAGAAAGAGCAATTACAAAAAAAGACTATGAGACTCTACTGCGTTCTCGTTTTCCTAACATTCAAGCAATCTCTGTATATGGTGGAGACGAGGTAACACCCCCACAGTTTGGTAAAGTGATTATCTCTGTTGACGTAGTTGGTGGTGAGGGTGTTGCTGACTATGAGATTGCTAACTTTAAACGCTATCTACGAGATAAGACTCCACTTACGATTGAGCCTGTCTTTGTAATTGCTAAGTTCATCTTTGTTGGTAGTGTGATTAATGTTACATATGATCCTAATGTTACTACCAAGAGTGCTTCTCAGATACAGGCTGAAGTGAATGCCGCTGTTATCACTTATCAAAATACTAATCTTAATGACTTCAATAAGACATTGAGACAATCACGACTAGCGGCTTATCTGGATGCTGTTGATACTTCTATTGTATCGACTGATATTGTAAGTAAGCCTATCATTGAGTATGTTCCAGACTTAGGCGTATCTGCTTCTCCTGCTTTCTCGTTTGAAGCACAGTTAGTACAACCATATCCATTTGACACTACACTAGGCTTTACTTCATTTAAGCCTTCTGTAATATCAACACCATTTACTGTAAGTGGCTCTCTTGTAACTGCACAAGATGATGGTAATGGTAACATTATGCTAGTGACTGCTAGTACTGATACTCAAGATGTATTTCAGCCTTCGATTGGTACAATTGACTATGCTACTGGTGCTGTTAAACTAAGTGCTATTACTGTAGATTCATTTGCAAATAATGCAATCAAGTTTACTGCCAATACTGTAAACAAAGATATCAAACCACCAAAGGATCGTATTATTGTAATTCGTGGTGAAGACGTAACAGTTAATGTAACTCCATTGGAATCATAAAGTATGCCAATTGCGATAAGAGACAATATCTATTCCGACATTACAAGTCAGTTTCCTGATGTCTATAAAGAGAATAGTCAATTTCTAATATCTTTTGTTGAGGCTTATTATAAGCATCTTGACGAGAAGATGGATCGTGACATTCCCAAACTAAGAGATATTGATACTACTCTTACTTCGTTTATGGTGTATTATAAGAATAAGCACCTTAATGATCTTCCACTTCAAACAGACCCAGCAGTTGATATTCGTTTTATTATCAAACATATCGATGATCTATACACAAGAAAAGGATCACAAGAATCTCTTGAGTTATTGTTTAGATTATTCTTTAACGAAGACATTGAAGTAGTCTATCCTAGTTCTTCTATACTAAAACCATCTGACTCTATTTGGGGCGGTGAAGAGTTCCTTGAGATGACTACTGTATATGATGTAAATGATTATCCCATAAAAAGAGGTAACACCATCACTGGTGATCTGACTCTTGCTTCTGCGTTTGTTGATGACATCGTGTTTGTAAACTTTTCAGGCGCTTTAACTCCAGTTGTTTATCTATCAAATCTAAAGGGTAGATTCTCGTCTGATGATGCACTTGAAGTATTGGGCGCAGATGCAGATGGTAATAATACAATTAGAAATGTCGGTAAGTTAATATCAGGATCGTTAAGTTCTATTGTGGTCAATGATGGCAATCGATTACCTGAGCAGAGTGTTGGTGATATAGTAGAGTTTAGATCAAGAGAAGATGGTACTGGTGCTAAGGGTATTGTAAGCGAAGTATCTGGCGCACAAATTGGATCAATAAACTATAAAATTATTGATGGTGGATTTGGTTACATAGTGCCAGGTTCTACATCTGTTACTGTACAAGATGTTGGTATTAGTAATCAAGTTCTTGTAGTAGACGAAGAAATAACTACTCCCATTCAAGCAGGTGATACACTTGTGTTTCCTGGGTCTACTGTAACATACGATGGACAAGAGACATATACGAATGATAGACCTGCTACACAATATAGTATTACTGGTTCAGCTACAGTTATTGATTATCAACATCCACTTCTTTATATTGAAACAAAAGCAGATAAGACTGGGCTATTTGAATTTCTTGGTCAGACTTGGAACTACAACGGTGTGACATTAAGAAATCTTCTTTATGATTCCTTTTTTAACGCATATCAACTTAGTCAAGGTCAAGCGCCGACATTTGATACACCAAATCTTGGACTTACTAAAGTTATTAAACAAGAGTCTTCTTATGGTGCAGGCGCACTTGGTAATTTCACTGGTACTGCTGGCATTGGTGATTTAAGTTCTATTGCTACTGATATTACACTATCAGATGTTAATATAATGTCTAGCTATCTTCTTGCTATCAATAATGGTATTGATGATGGAAATGGTGATAATGATCAATGGTTATCAACTTCTGACGCAACTATGAATCTAGCAGGTGGTGGCGCACAAAGTGGTACTGATGTTATTGATAGAACTCCAACTATATCTCCTGTTATTCCAGTTACTGCTGAGTTTGGATTTGATAGTAATCTTGGATTATCTGAACTGGACAATGGTCAACTATACACAATCGTTCACCCTGGCACAAATCTAACAGCAAGTGATTGGGCTAAGATTGGTGCAACTAAAGGAATAGCAGGTGAAGACTTTATATTCACAAACTCTAAACTTAGTGAACTGAATACAAATGTAATTGAACTTAGTAGTGGTGTTGTAGTACCCTCAACTCTAGCTAGATTCGATGCTATCTTCTCGCCAATCAAACAAGTCTATGGTAGATGGTTTAGATATCTAGCAGAAAATCGTATTTTACCTAAGTTGACAATAGGAACATCTTACTCTGCACCCCCAAGTAATAATTATGCTCACTACAGTGTATATAATCTCTCTGTAAAAGATTTGATTGCTGGGCGAGAATATATTGTTAGTGACATGGGTACAACTTCTTATGCAGGCTGGGTTTCTGTTGGTCTAGACTTTACAAACATAACTGATTTTGATTTGGATGTAGATAGTTTGGTGCCTGGTCGAACATACATCATTAAAGACCCCGGAACTACTACCTTACAACATTGGGCTGATGTGGGTGTTACTGGAACAGACTTTACACAGGGCGTTAAGTTTCAAGCGGCTAATCCACAGCCAACTGTAACTGGAACAGGAAAAGTTATAGATGTGTCTGCTGTTCATGCTAATGGTGGTCAAACCACTCCAGTTAGATTTACAGCGACTGACCCACAGCCAGACTCTGTTAGTGGAACAGGTATCTGCTTAGATATATTAAATGTTGTTGGTGTTTCTAATGCATCCAATGCTAATGAGTATTTCAATTCTGGTGGTGTTTTTGGTAATCCATTGATAAGTGGTTCTGACGAACAAAGAGTGTTGCCCGCAGAACCAGGCGCTACTACCAAATTCTTTGGATATCTGAACGGTGATTACTCTCAACCAGTAAAGTGTTCAAAGATAAGTGCGTTAAACGAATCTTCAAACTTTAATATTACTGGTATCTCGAATAAAGAAACTGTTAGTATAATAAGAGATCAAATTGGTGACTACTATAGAGAACTAATCGACCCTAGTACAGCAAACCCCAATGACAGATATGGTGATGCTGAATACGAGATGACTGGTACACTTAATGGTGGATTGCAAAATATAGACACCCCATTTGGAGAAGCCTTTACAAAAATCACATTTGATATAGGCACTATAAGCGAGATAAGCAATGATCAACCAGGCATCAATTACGAAAATGACACACAAGTTAGAGTCTTAAATGAAGAAATTGCTAGATTCGACAAGAAAGATGTCATAGTTAATTTTGAATCCGCAGATTTTACATTAGAACCTAACGAAATGATAGTACAAGAGATCGTTCTTCCATCGGAAGCGATTGACTCCGTTAATGATTTAAGTGCTGAAGATGTTGCAGGATTGGCTATAAGTACAACAGCAGTGACTGATGCAGTTCCATATGGAAATAGTGTGACTACATTTGCAATTGAAACTCAAAAGTATCAATCAAAACATCGATTCTTAAAACAGCTTGGTAAGGATTATTACTTTAGACCAATGAGTTTTTATGGCTTCGACACATCTGTTCCTGTTAACATTCGATCTGTAGATAAAAATATATCTATGATTAGAAAAGATGAAACTTCGCAATCTATGGGTGCGAATGCAAACATTTTAGGTTCAGCTTCATTTAGTAGTGGACAATTACTGGATGCTAAAATAACACATACTGGATATAAGTATGATGACAATGCAACTGTAGATATCATAAACTTAAACCCGTCAAGCGATAGTTATAATAAAGTTATTGCAACTGGAAATGTTAGAACTCTAGGAATGGGTAATACTGGTGGTAGATGGAAGACAAATTCCTCTTTCTTGGGTCACACCTCTGGACAAAGACTACATGACAATGATTATTATCAAGAGTATTCGTATGATATCGCATCTATCATTGACCCAGGCTTATACACTCCTCTAGTTAAAGATACTGTAGGTGTTGTGGGTACAAAAATGTTTAGCACATCTTTGATAAATAGTAACAGTGATGTAGATAGCGATCTATCAGTTGAAATTAATTTCTACGATGTTAACACAGTTTCGTTGCTTGCGTCAGGGTTTATTGAAAATACTAATGTGCCTGTAGCGGGTACTGAGTATCAACTTGCTTCCGATGGAGTTGTCTCTGTCAACCCTGCGAATCCAGACCCATTCACTAATATTGCAGTTAACGATATCGTTAAAGTTTCTGGTGCCGCAACACACGAAACAACAAAAGCAGTTGTACCGCTTGATTACTATAAAGTTATTGCTAAAGCCGCAGACAGCACCTTTTTCAAACTCGGTGACTATGCTACTGGAGCAGTATTATCGTTTACAGCAGGCTTTTTAGAGGGATATGTTTTCGAGAAAATAACAATAACTGATATAGATGGTGAAGTGTTTGAGACTAATCAGGGTGATGATGGTGGAGACCCTGAAATAATTAAAGTTTCTACAGTTGTAGAATCAGGAACGATAACACAATAGGTTAAATGAAATGGCTATAATAAAAATTACTACTGATGGTGATCCATACCCAGCCTTTGCTGGCGTAGATGTATTGGGTCAGCCAGTGAATTCTGGAAACAGGGTTTTTGTTGGTCAAAATACAGAAATAGCCGATCAGAGTAAAGTCTATAGTATAAACTACAGAGGCGGTGAGGGTGGTAAAATTTTATCGAATGGTGATCGTGAAACTTTGCCAGGTACTCCAACACCTGTAGAATTAAATGAACCAGTTGGTGTTACATTAAATGGAGTTCCCATTTATACTTCAGCAGTGCAGATAAGTTGGGAAGATGACGAAGATGCAGGTACTGGGCTTACATGGGACTCTCAAAGCCCTCTTAATTCTACTAGATTTTCATTTGATTTATGTGATGGAGCATCAGAAGGTGAAGAAATAGAATATAGATATAGAGGTAACGCATTCTTTGTTAATGGTTTTACTAACAACGAGACTCTTAGAGATGCTAGCCCATATTATAAAAACACTAGCTTTAATGGAAACTATCTGGCTCACCCGCAAGAAATAGATAATAACGGCGCTGTCACTTTTACTGGTGGACATTCTAAAATAGTTGGATTTGCACTAGATGGATATCCAATTTATGGGCCCTTTGGATATTCAGATGCAAATGATCCAACAAGTAGTGTAATTAGAATGAAAAGTGGTTACGAAGAAAAAGAAATTTTACCCGAAGGTAGAGGCGACTTAGCGGCAGGGGCTTATGTGGAAGATTATGTTCATGTCGCAGATTCTGCCTCAGATGTTTTGGATGAGCATAATGGTAGGTTCTGTATAACGCCTGATTTTAAAAACGGAACATACGCATATTTCTTAACATATGCAGATAACAATTTAAGTACGCCAGCGTACCCATACATAATAGGAACTAGTACTAAAGAGGTTCGCTCTTAATAGATCGAGAAGAAAATGACTAAAATTATAACAGAAAATTTTAAAACAGAAACGACTAAAAACTTATATAAAAGTCTAGAGAACGACAACTTCTATGTTGTGGCATCTACTGCCAAAACTGTTTCAGAATATCGAGCAGGTGGTCCTATCAGTAATACGCAATTCTCTAAGAGAGAGTTTCAGAGAAGAGCAATTTTTGGTACAAAAATAGATGTGGTGACTCGTGGTGGTCAAAGTGGATCATCAGGTACTAACCTCGCAAGATATATGTTTTTAGAAAATGCCTGGACATCGGGTAGAGTTTATGATGCGTTTGATGACACAAAAGACATTGAGACGCTCGATATGATTGTTACTATTAGTTTAGATAATGGTAGTTTTATAGTTCTAAAGTGTATCGATAATAATAATGGCGCACCATCAACCGACATTGTTGGCGCAACAGACTCATCTAACTATCAGTTCTTTACTGGCTCTGATGGGTATGTATGGCATAAGATGTTTACAGTTACTGCTGATGATGCTGAACAATTTAGATCAGCAGATAGTCTACCACTACCAGAGTATGTTACTGGTGCAGGTGGATATGGTGAAGAACAAGTAGTTCTTAACGCAAAAGAAAGTATTTCTAGAATTGCGATAGAAAGCACACTTGATAGTCAATTCAATCAATATCTTTTCGGTCCTGCAAATAGCATAAATGACGCATCTGATGTTACTTGTGTGAATCCAGACACTTCTGCATCAGGCAGTAATATCAGAAATGTTGTTGTTAGTACTACAGTTATAAGTGGAAGAACTCTTTATACTGATCCAAATGCGTATGCGAATATGTATCTTCGTGATAAAAATACTGGTAAACTATATGATGTTATTGCGTCAACAACCTCGTCAGATACTAATCAAATTACACTGAGTGTAGAAACTGAGGACACATTTATTGCTCAACAAATATATCAGTTAGTGATAAAGATATTGATTAGTCAAAGTGAGGTTGGTGGAGAAAGATGTAAAGCATACGGTAAGATAGATGAACATGGAACACTAAAAAATATTGCTTTCGATTCTAGAGGAACTAAGTATAAGTTTGCAACGGCGCAGGTAGTATACCCACCTTTCTTAAAGGGATCAACTTCTGTAAGAGACAATCCAACTGTTCTTCGTGCAATTGTTTCCCCTAAAGGTGGACATGGTTCAGACCCAATCAATGAACTTGCTATGAGTAAGTTGACTATAGCTACAGTATTTCAGGGATCTTCCGCTTATGTTCCAGACACTAGCACATATTCTGTTGTTGGTCTTCTTAAAAATCCAACATTTTCAGATTCTTCTGGTAATCCAGTTACACCTACTGATGGAGACTTTGATAATAGAACAGTAATACAGCTAGACGGAAATCACTATCAGCTATACTCTAGTGCAAGTGGACTTTCGGGTGGTGGTCAACAAAATGACTATATCGAACAGTTTATCGAAACTGTAGGGGTCAAAGATTTAAGTCCGGGTATAATCTGCAAAATAGTTGACCCTTCACCAGAGACTATGACTTTAGCACAGTGGCAGTCAATAGGCGCAACTTCAAATGAAGTTGGAACAGAGTTTACTTCTACATCAACAATTAGTTTACCCGATACTACAAAGGGTACAGTTTCTTTTGTTAGAAGCGCAGTTGATACTTCTGCTAACGATTACGACTATCGATTTGAAGTGGTAAAAGCCAGAATACATGATGTCGTGTATGACGCAGTGGCTGAAAAAACTAAAGTATTCTTGGTAGATTATTATGGAGACTTTATGCACGATTTCCAGAAGGGTATATTTTATGTTAAGTCTACACCTACATCTACGACTAGTATAAATAATAAAGTAGCTGAATCCATTACATATGGACAGTATGATGTGTATTCTGGAGAACTATTACATTTTATAGATTTTTCACCAATAACAAGAAATGGCACTAAAAACGAAAAAATAAAGTTCACGTTTGATTTTTAAGGAAAGAGTATAAAACATGGGTATCAATAAAGATTTAAATGTAGATCCGTACTACGATGATTTCGATGAGGCGAAACAGTTTAACCGTGTTTTGTTCAAGCCTGCTAGGGCTGTTCAAGCAAGAGAGTTAACTCAGCTTCAGACTATTCTACAGAAGCAAGTTGAGCGATTTGGCTCAAATGTGTATAAAGAAGGTACTATCATCAGCGGCATTAACTTGACTTCTCGTGATGACTTGAACTATGTTAAGTTGCAAGATCAACCCGGGTTTACTGACCCATCTTTATACAATGAGTTTGCTACTGCAACTTCAGGTGAAAAAAGTAGATACATCTTAGTTGGTTCGGATAGTGGACTTAAAGCCGAAATCGTAAAGGGTCTTAATGGATTCGAAACACAAGCACCTAACTTAAAAACATTCTTTATTAACTACATTGGATTTTCTGATAATGCATCTACATCGCAGATAACTGCAGGCGCAAAGCAGTTTGGTAAAGGCGAAACATTAAGAGTATACAACCCAACTGGAGAAAGTTCACCAGTACTTGTTGATGGTGTAGAATTAGTATTAACTACACAAAACCCTCCTGCACAAAGTTCTGATCATGTTGGTAAATGTTTTGCTGTTTCTTGTGAAGAGGGTGTTGTATATCAAAAAGGTCATTTTATCTTTGTCGATGAACAAATTGTTATTGTAACTAGATATAGTGATATACCCGGTCAAGACCCCACAAACTCTGCTATTGTAAATAATGTTTCTGTTGGGTTCAGCGTAAAAGAAAACATTATTGACTCAAATCAAGATTCTTCACTTCTAGATAATGCATCTGGATTTAATAATCAAAATGCTCCGGGCGCTGATAGATTGCAGTTAGTGCCTACACTAGTAACATACGCAACTGACTCAGAGCCAGAAAACTTTTTTGCTTTAATTAGATATGTCGGTGGTAACCCTATTCGTATTCGTGAGTTTACAGAATATAATGCGATTAGTGATGAAAATGCTAGAAGACGTTATGATGAGTCTGGTAACTATGTCGTTTCTGGATTAAATTCCAAACTAGTAAAAGATGCAAATGGTACACCAAATGTAGAAGTAATGCCCGGTAAGGCGTATGTTTATGGTAGAGAAGTTACCAATAGAAACAAAATACAATTACCACTAAGCCCTACTGTGAGTAGTCAAACAAAACCTAATCAATCTACTGGTGTAAATTATGGACAGTATTTTACATTTAATGCTACAAATGCTCAACCGATTCATCCTCTAGAAAGCCCCAACTCAGTAGATTCGGCTAACGATGGTACTGAGACAGACATTAGTAGAGATTATGACCTGTATAATGGATCGACTAAAATTGGTTCATGTAATATCGCAAATATTACTGCGGGCAGAATCTATGTGTTTAATGTTAGAAAATTAGCGGGTCAAGAAAGTGCAGTACCAACAGCAATAGCAGATTCGCTCCCAGGCTCGTATGTAGGCAACAAGCTATCATTAACCAATAGTGGTAAGTTGTTCGACCAGACAAAGAGTGCTATGCTTTTTGACATAGGAGCAGAGTCTATTAAGTCTGTTAGCAATACTGTTATTACGAGAAGGGTTAGAAAATCTGGTGTCTCGTTAGCTGACGATGGTCAAGGTAATAATGTAGATGCGGTAATCAATGCTGATGCAGGCGTAAGTCAACCTATAGCAAATGATAATGTATTTGGTATTGCAACTCCTTCGGGTGAGCAAACACCTAGAATCTACAGACCCATATTAGTAAGTGCTAGTAAAGATGTAAGTGGAGTATTTACTGGAATGACAGTAAGGTTCCCTGCAGGCACACCTACTAGTATTATTGTTTATTACGATCAAACCACTATTGGTGAAACGCATGATGATTTAGTGCTTGTTAGTGGATTCGTTAAAACTCAATATGACTCTGCATTTAGGGGTGCTACTTTAGGAAATTCTAATGTAGTTAGTATAGAAAAGATTTTAGTTAGCAGTGACGGAACGAACAATCCCGACTCACTAACTGATGTCACATCTAAGTTTTTCCTTGTCAACAATCAGACAGATACCATGTACGATACTTCTTACATAGAATTACGAAGCGGAGAGACTGCACCTTCTGCAAATAATTTAATAGTAGAGTTGAAGTGTCTTAAACTAGACAACATCGATAGCAGTGGCTATCTGACTGCGAATAGTTATCCAGAATCAGCAAAACAATATTTAAGAAATTATACTACAGATGATGGCGTATCTCATGATCTTTTAACTTTGTATGACTTTAGAAAATATAAGCAGTCAGTAAAAGAACCTGCGTCTGATTTTTCACTAATTTCTAGTTACATGGCTTTAGCTGATGCAGATAGTCTTCTTGTTCGAGAGAAGTTTCCGGGCGCAGGCAGTCATACTGGAATGCTTGCTGTCAATAGTGTGATCAATAGCACGATAGAACACTATCTGTCGAGAGTTGATAGTGTTGTATTAAACGAGTATGGCGATACACTACTAATCAGTGGTGATGAAAGTGATAAACCGGCTCCATTAGAATTGAATAATTTATATAAGATTGCCGATGTGTTGATACCTGGCAACTCTACCAGTGTTCGTGGAAAAAATGCCATACGAATACTGAATACTTCTAATAGAGTATACACGATGAAAGATATTGAAGATTTAGATAAAAGGTTAACTGCCCTCACTACATATGTGAAGTCTACATCTGCTGAAGATCGTGCCAATAATATTGTAATCGCAAATGATACTGGACATAGATTTAAAAACGCCATATTAACTGACAACTTTAATGACTTTAAAGGATCTGATATACTTGATCCATTATATCGTTCAGCCATTGGGGGCGATGGTGTTTTGATGCCTGCCGTAAATCGCTATAACATAAATTTGAAAGCTGATAGATCAACACTTTCAAATGTTTCCACTACAGCTACTTCAGATGCGTTTACAGAAGTGATTACACTAGCACCCAATGCACAAACGGTGCCTGTTGTTTCTCAGCCATATGCAACTGATACTAGAAATACTGTCACAAACACCTACAAATATGATGGTGAAGCTGATATGTACCCTAGATTTAGTTCAGATGTTGACTATCTTAATAATCCTTATGCAGACTCTACTGTTGACTTGTCTATCCCTTATCAGGCACAAATGGAGTATATACAAACATTTGTCGAACCCAATGCGGCAAACTATAACAAAGTAGCAGCCAATAAATTAATTTCTGATCTACAGTCACGAGTATTTAAGACAAAGGAAACAGCATTTGTAGAAGTCGATGAAAGGGATGTAGGAGCAGACCCTCATGAGAGTGTATTAGCTTACTTCCCCTATGGATCAACCTCTGATCTGTTTGGTAAGAAAATATCAACCCATATATTTATTCCATTTGTTGCCCCTCAGGGAATAAAAATATTTGCAACTGGTTTACGACCAAATGCACGACATTATGTATATTTCGATAAAAAAGCAGAAAATTTGATCAATATAAAACAAGGTCTTGAGAACACTAACTCGGCATACAGAAACGGAGTAAAGGCTGATAAACGATGGAATGCACATGATCAAGTCATGTTAGATCAAAATACGGAAGTCAGCCTTACTCCTGGTGCCGCTTATGAGTTGTTCACTGATAAATATGGAGTGCTTAGAGCCACCGCTCTGATTCCTGGTAAAACAGTTATAGCAGATGGATTCAACTTTTTAGAAATAGCTGATGTGGCTACATACGATGACATAAAAGATTTTTCATCATCTTATGCTAAAGTTGCATTTAGAGGAAATAATTTTGATGGAAGGGAATTAAGTTATAGCACCAGACCTCTAGAAGGAGCAAACAGTTTCTCCAAAGAAGTTACTCATGACGGCAGCACATTTACTACATTTATTAGTGGTATGGAGAGTGCTGAACCAGATAGAACATTCGGATCTAGTGGAAGCGATCCTATTGCACAAACATTCAAAATCAAATCTGCTTCGACTGGTAATTCACGATTTGCATATATTAATGATATTGATGTTTATTTTAGAACGGTTAGTTCCAATTTTGGAGTCACACTACAGATAAGAGAAGTCATAGATGGATATCCATCTAAAAATATTTTACCATTTGCAAGCAAAACATTATCTCAGTTTGATCCGCTTCTTGTGTCATCAGTCAACGGAACTCAAGCAACAAAGTTTAAGTTCGATAATCCAGTTAAATTGAGAACCGATACTGAGTATGCATTTACTATTAAACCAAATGCAAACGCTCCGCAGTATGTGCTATTCACATCTAAGGTAGGTAACCCTAGTTTATCTAAGTTGAATACCGCTGTAGTTGAATCGTCAGTAAGTGATTGGGGTGATGGTAAATTATTCGTATCAACAAACGATAGTTCATGGAAGCCTAATGTAGATGAAGATTTGAAATTTGTAATTAATAGATGTGACTTTAGTACTACTAACGGAACGGTTGATCTGATTCCTGATGATGTAGAGTTTTTAACCATAAGAGACAATGCAAGAGCCACAGGAACATCTGACATTATTCATTTTGAGAATGATGAACTCGTGTATGTCACAAACCCAGCAAACACAGTATACCCTATGACAATAGGTGGCGGCCTTGATGATAACAATGCGCCTACTATACTGACTCCTGGCGCAGGCACTATTGCACTTAATGAAGGCGACTATGTTCTTGTGCAGGCTTCTGATAGTACTGTATCAGATAAAGTTGTTGCTAGAATAGTTTCTGGACAGAGTGATGGTGGTACATTTACACTAGATTCTCCTTATCCACCAATTACTGCCGAAGGCGGTGTGTCTGTACAAGTCAGTCTCGTTGTTGCCGGCATAGTCTCACATTACAGTTCTGCCGATCCAAGTAAGTTACATCTAAAACAAAGTTCTGCAAAAGCAGGTAACTTTATAGACAACAATGCATCTCAGAATTTTAATCAAATAGCTACTGGAACAACATACACTATTGTAACACTTGGTGATAGTGCGGGTCATACTGCCGCATGGCAAGATGTTGGAGCAGGCTCTAACCCGCAACAGGGTGATGTGTTTGTTGCAGGTACTTTGCCGGCTAATCCGCAAAATTACAATGGAACAGTTAGGCCTAACACGCAGATTATTAGGTCTGTGAGAACTGGGGCTGAAGCAAAAATCACAAGTACAGATACTTTCAAGCTATCATATTTTGAGCCTAAAGTCGCAATCGATAATACAATTAATACTGGGTCTAAGTTAGAGTTATTTGAAAAGAATGATTCAGAAAATTATGTGATTGATAAGCCAATTTCATCAGGTGAGTATGTATATGGCTTTGGTGGTATGCGTAGTATTATAAGCAAGAGTGAGCAATTAAGAAGTGGTGGAACATTTAAAGAAGACTTTAGAATCAGAGCAACTTTGTCTAATAAAGGAATGAGTTCTGTTTCGCCTGTACTAGACACAGAACTGACTGGAATGTGTGCTGTTCAAGTTGATATTACTAATGACTCTAATGGAAATACTACATCTAATTGGATTTCTAGAGAAGTAATGTTAGAAAACGCTTTACCTGCTGTTGGGCTAAGTGTTTTCATTGATGCGTTTAGACCTGCTGGCACAATGATTGATGTATATGCTAGATTTAGACGAAATAGTAATCCAGATTCTAAAACAAATTTTGTGGATAACAAACTTATTTTGGCTAACCCAGAAGAGTATTCTAATCTGAGTAACCCTAATGATTATCGACACTATGAGTATAGTTTAAATGAAGGGGCGACTCCACCTGAGTACACATCATTCCAGTTAAGATTTGTATTGAGACATAGCACTAGCGATGAACTAGATTCCCCTGACCTGAATAGTATCACACCCGATATTAATCTTTTCCCAATAATTGATAGATTTGATGCGGTGGCGGTAACATAGTGGAGATCGACAAATTTGTTACATCTAAAAGCGGAGTCGGTGCAGTTAACACCGACATTTCTGCTTATAAGCAAGCTGTGGTCAAGCATAAACAAGATAAATACATTAAAGGATTAGAGCAGAGAATTGTAAAATTAGAAACTGCTATGGACCTATTACAAAAAACTGTTAAAGAGATTAAAAAATGAGTGTATCAATATCTACGATAAACAATTCAACTACATTTGGTCAGTGGCGAGATGTCACTAACGCAATAGGCGCAGGGATGGGTAAAGCCGTAACTATGACTAATGCAGGCACTGCGGGCGATAATAATGAAGGTAATATTGCGCTGAATGGTAACATTACTCTAGAATCAGGACATATCATTACTGTAGATAAGATTATCAAGACTGATAGTGCTAGTGAAGTAGAAATAGACTCAAATCTTGATGTTCATGGTGCATTGTTTGTAAATCAAATATCGACAGCGCAAGGTTCTGCTGATGAAACAGCTAGAATACAGTTTACTCAAGGAAGTGGAGAAACTTCTACTTGGCATATAAAGACTGATGCTGATCACTCAAATTTACAAATTGGTAAAGGTGATTTTGCTATAGACATTGATGGAGCGAGTGGTGCAATAACTTCTGTAGGAAATATTGCGGCAACAATATCTTCAACAATGTTATCTGGTGGAATTATTGGAGTTAGTATGGGAGCAGGTGCCGCCGGTAATAGAAGTACTGGTGCATTTACAACATTAGTTGTTGAGGGTGGTGGTATTAGTGCTATAGACAACACTCCAATTGGAGCAAATACAGCAAGCACTGGTAATTTTACAGACTTGGTTGTTCTGGGGACTAATAATACAAACTCTACACTTAATAGAGTTAGAATAGGAAATACTAATCCACTATCTGGTGCATTCACAACAATATCATCTTCTGCAGGTATAACTGGTGATCTGTATGGTGATGTATATGATCCGGGTGGCAATAACGATAAAGTTCTCGATGCTTCAGCCAAAACATTTGCAGGTACTGCTGACACGTTATCTGAGGCTGGCATCACTGCCGTTTTGCAAGCAGTATACCCTGTCGGTTCACTATACACAACAACAAGCAATGTAAGCCCAAACGGTTCAAGAGCGTCTGGTGGTTTAGGATTTGGTACTTGGGAAAGATATGCAGAAGGTCGAACTTTAATTGGTCACGATTCCGGGTCGCTACTCGACACTTTAAAAGTACTGGCTGGGCAAAGAAGAACAGTTGAAGTTACTGTGGTATCTGCACACCTTAACAAAACTAACGGGTCTGTGGATGCAAATAGAGACAATAGAGTTCCGTTTTCTGTTGGAGATGTACTAGATTTTAGCATTGGCGATGGGTCATACTCAAATATTAGTGGTTATAATGTTGATCTCCCTGCAAATGGAACTGCAACAGTTACTAATATTGTTGGAACTACTATAACACTACTAATGAGTTCTGATGTGCGAGATGATGCTACTCACCCCGACATAGATGTCACTGTAAATGGTGTACATATTAAAAATTCCAGATTTTCAACAAACGGTGCTGATACAACTGGTGGCAATACTAGAGAGATTCTAGACACGGAACATATTCCTGATCATATTCACAGCAATGTAGGTTGGAATGACGAACAATTCTATCTCTATAATGACTCTAACTCTGCTATTTCAGATGTTGGTTTAGATAGAGCGCAGGGTCCTGGCTCGGATGCAGATGCACACAGATACCAGTATAGTGGTAAAGTGTATGGAAGAGAGACTGATACTGGAGTTCAAGCAGTGACTATAGGACAGTCACATAACAACTTACCGCCATACCAAGTAGTGTATATTTGGAAAAGAATATCAGACTAAACTATAAATAAAGCATTAATATCAAGGACAATTAAGAATGGCTAAGAAGTTTACAGATTTAACAGCAACTACTAACCTCACAGATGGTGATATATTTGCTATTGTTGATGACGCAGGTAACTCAACGAGTAGAAGTGTTAATGCTGATACAGTTTCTAATTATGTTTTAAGTTTATCTAAACTTAATACTGAAACCAATCGAGGTAATATCATTACTGCTATTAACTCGCAGGCAACCCTCACAAATAATAACTTGCAAGCAGGTAAGATTTTCTTTAATAATTCTTACTCTGAATTGAAAGATGTGATGAAGTATGCGAATCTTGACGATGCGCCTGATGCTATTACAAATAATGCTCAGATTTCAAATCATATGTACTACAGTGGTCTTCAATTTCTAGATGGAGCATATAGATTAAAGGTAAGAAACGCCATAAATCAACCAGAGGGTATTCCCAATCCAATTCCATCAGAAATATTTGTTAATACTGATATGATTCAGGAGGGCTTGGTTAATAAGTTTTTCAATGACAGCGAAATCCAGAGCAAACTAGAAACAATATTTCCAACTGAGTTCAATAAATATAGTAATTCATTTGATGGTGGAGATGTAGCAGATAGTGTTCAAGATGTTCTTGGTGTTTGGAATCCAATAGGAGGCGATAGCGGCACC